GGAATTCAACATCCTCTACGACCCCGCCGACGCGGACTTCACCGCTTTCCAGACGGCGTATTTCAGCAACACCCCGCTCGCGCTGTTCGTCTCGGACGGTCAGGACACCGCCCACGGACTCGACGCCGACTTCTCCATCACGGCGTTCTCCGTGGAACAGCCGCTGGAGGAAGCGATGTCGGTGAGCGTGACGGCGAAGCCGACCGCTTCGACCAGAGCGCCGCAGTGGGTGTAAGGTCAGCATACCTCCGCAAGCCTCTTCATGAAAGCTCAACCTGCGGAGGGTTTTTCTGTGCCTGCCTGAAGTTCGGATTTTATCTGGAGCAAACGCTGCCGCAGCGGTTCTATATCCCTGCGCACGGTATCCCAGATGATATCATCGTCGGTCTTGTCGTAAGCGTGAGCCACGATGTTTCGCAACCCCTTGATCTCCCTCCAGGGGATATCGGGATGCCTTATCTGGATTTCCTCGGAGATCCGGGCGGCGTCTTCGCCAAGCATGACGAAAGCGAACTTCATCGCGTACTGTTTTTCCAAGGACGCGGCGTATTCGGATTCGGTGAGATTCTCGGCAAACAGCAACAGAGAGTCCGCAGTCTCGATCATGTGCTCGATTCTCTGGAGATCCGTCAGCATAATTCAAGCATCTCCCTGCGCACGTTTCTGCTGAAATCATCGTTTTCACGCAATCTGTTATACGTGACAACGTCAACGGCGCAACCAAGCAGTTCCGAAAGGTCGATTTCAAGACCGACCTGATCGAACAGAGATGCGTTGCTGTTGAAATCGGCAAGGAAATCGACATCGCTCTCCGGTGTTTCCTCCCTGCGGGCGCAGGAACCGAACACATACACCTTTTCGGCGTTGTGCTTTCTGGCGATCCGATAGATCTCGGCCCTCAGCCGATGCAATCTGTCAAGCTGGCACATTTTCCGTCTCCGATTCCCCGGTTTCAGTATACAACTCATCACCATGCAATATACCGCGGAATCGTGATTTTTCAAGTTAACCTATTGAGAAAGGGGCAATTTCAGACATGAAAAGCTTCACCGACAACATGGGCCGCACGTGGACGCTGGTCGTCAACGTGGCGGCGATCAAGCGCGTCCGGGCGCTCTGCGGGGTCGACCTCAACGCCATCGTCGAGGTGGACAAGGACAACAATCCGACCGCTGAATTGTTGGAACGACTCTCCACCGATCCGGTACTGCTCGTCGACGTGCTCTACGCCGTGTGCAAGCCGGAGTGCGAGCAGAAGGGCGTGACCGACGAGGATTTCGGAGCCGCGATGGCGGGGGACGCCATCGAACAGGCGACTTCGGCTCTGCTCGACGAGGTGGTCGATTTTTTCCCCGAGGCGAAGCGGACGGCGCTGCGGAAGATCCTCGCCGCGACCCGCCGCTTCGAAGCCCTGGCGAAAAAGAGGCTGGAGGATCTGCTGGCGGACGGCAAGTTCGAAAATCAGCTGGTCTCAAAGCTGGAACAGTTGACCGGCTTGTCTGCGAGTGCGCCGGGATCTGCGGAGTAGACCCCGATCCGTTCAAGCTCCGCGAACTGCTGCTGATGGCGGAGGGGCGCGGCAAGCTTGAATGGGGACGGACATCGTGCCTGATGGCGCTGATAGCGAACATCATGCGCGACCCGAAGAAGAGCAAGGGAGTGAAGCCAGCCGACTTCAATCCGTACTGCCAGAAACAGAAATCGAAGATCAAGGCTCCCGTGAGCATACTCCGGGACGTCTGGTGCAAGCGAAAGGAAGGTGACGAATGAGCGCTGCCGGGAATGTCAAGGCGGGGAAAGCCTATGTCGAAATCCTCCTCGACCAGACGAAACTGGAGCGTGGACTGAAGGCGGCGCAGAAGAAGCTGAAGAGTTTCGGGAGTTCGCTCACGAGCGTCGGCAAGAGTCTGCTCACCACCGCGACGCTGGCGGCGGCCCCCATCGCATACGCGACCAAGACCTTCGCCGGTTTCGACGACCAGATGCGGATGGTGAAGGCGGTTTCGGGAGCGACCGAGGAGCAGTTCCGGCGGCTCACCGAAGTCGCCGAGGAACTCGGTCGCACCACGTCGTTCACCGCGCGTGAGGTGGCGGAGGGCATGACCGCCCTCGGGCGGATGGGATTCAACCCCAAGGAAATCGAGAACGCAATCCCCGCCGTGCTGGACCTCGCAAGGGCGACCGGCACGGACCTCGGGCAAGCCGCCGAGACCGCCGCCAACAACATGAGGGTGTTCGGACTCGACTCGTCGAAGATGGCGCAGGTCGCCGACATCCTCACCGCCACGGCGAACGGTTCGGCGCAGACGCTGACCGACCTCGCGGAGGCGCTGAAGATGGCAGGACCGCAGGCCGCCGCGGCCGGTGACAGCATCACCAACGTGTCGGCGGCGCTCGGGGTGCTGGCGAATATGGGCATCAAGGGGTCGCTCGCCGGGACGGCGCTGCGGAAAGCCTACAGCCAGTTCGCCAAGACCAAAGTCCAGGCGAAGTTCAAGGAAATCGGCATCGCCGCCACGGACGCCAACGGCAACCTCCGGGCGATGCCGGAGATCATGGCCGACATCGCCAAGCACATGAACTCGCTGCCGACCGCGAAGAGGCTGGCGTTCGCCGAGGAGATTTTCGACCTCCGCGGCTCGCTTGCCGGACTTCAGCTCGGCGGCAACATCGACCAGCTCGACGAATTCATAAAGCGGCTCCAGTCGGTGGACGGCACGGCGGCGCGGACGGCGAAGGACATGGACTCCGGCATCGGAGGCGCTTTCCGAATCCTCATGTCGGCTCTGGAGGGATGCCAGATAGCCCTCGGCAAGATCGTCGCCGAGGCGCTCGCCCCCTATGTGAAGAAGATGACCGCGACACTCGGCAAGGTGGCGCAGTGGATAGCCGCCCACAAGAAAATCGTGGTCATCGTGGTCAAGGTCATCGCCGGAATCGCGGCGGCGGGCGCGGCGCTGGTCGCCCTCGGACTCGCGTTCAAGGCGGCGGCGTTCATCATCGGCACGGTAAGCACGGCGTTCACCGTCCTCAAGGTCGCGGTACTCGCCCCCGTCGCGGCGGTCAAGGAACTGATAGCCGTCTTCGGTTTGCTGAAGGCGGTGATGATCGGAGTAAAGGTGGTCGCGCTCGCCATGTGGGCGGCGATCACTTCCCCGGCGGTTCTCATCGGCGTCGCCCTCGGCGCGGTCGTGGCGGCGGTGTGGAATCTCACCGGGGCGTGGAAAATCTGCGCCGATGCGCTGAAGTCAACCGGAAGCGACATCTCGCAGACGCTCTCCGAAATCAAGGACATCTTCGGGGAGATGTGGGAGGTGATAAAGACGGCGCTCGCGTCCGGCGACCTCGCCGGGGCGGCGAAGGTCGGACTGTCCGCGCTGAAGCTCGTCTGGCTGAAGGGGCTGTTCCCGTTGAAGAAGGCGTGGGCCGGTCTCAAGAACTTCCTCAACGACTCGTGGACGATCACCGTCTACTCCATCCTCAAGCTCGGGAACAATCTCTGGTACGGCTTGCTCATGGGGCTGAAGCAGATCGGCGACGCGATGGCGGATGCGTGGGGTTTCCTCTGGAACGGCATCGTCGACGTCTTCGAGAAGACGGTGCTGGAGCTGCGGAAGGCGTGGATCAGGACCAAGGGGCTGTTCAGCTCCGAGGACGAGGTCAACGCCCAGATCCGAGTGGTGGAGCGGGAGTACGAAGACCGCAAGGCCGCCCGGCACCGCGGTTTCGACGAGGCGGTGTCGCGCCGGGAGCGTGAACGCGCCGCGCTGAACCGCGAATGGGACGCCTCAAACAAAGCCATCGACGATGCGATGAACAGTGAGATCGCCGACAACCAGCGTGAGTTCGCCAAGGCGATGTCGGATGCGACAAGCGAGATCGACGCGGCGAAACGCGAGTGGCGCTCGGCCATCGACGAGGTGCGGAAACGCGCCGCCGAGAAATCCGCCGCGACCGAAGCAGCGAAGGCGAAATCCGGAGAGGCCGCCGACGCCACGAAAAAGGCGGGAGCATCCCTTGCCGATCTGACCGGAGGCGGAAAGGCGGTCGGCGCGTGGTCGGCGCAGGAACTCGATGCGATGCTCGGCGGCGCCAACAGCGCGCAGGAGCGCACCGCGAAGGCGACCGAGGAGACGGTGAAGCAGCAGAAGGAAACCAACAAGCGGCTGGGGAGGATTGAAAAATCCTCCGGCAACGGGACGGCTTTGAGCTACGCGTGAGGTGATTATGGCGGAAACGATAACGATTGAACAGGCTTGGGACGGCGTCGACCTTCAGCTGGAGCGCGGCTCCGGGAGCAACAGCGCCAGCTCGGCGACCGTCAAGTACATCGTGAGCGGCACGGACTCGGATGCGACCGCCTGCGCGGAATGCTACGCCGCCGCGCCGGACACCTACGCCGGTATCGACAAGAAGTCGGTGTCGGTGTCCGACCGCCTCACCGACACCTCGTGGAAGATCGAGGTGCGCTACGGTTCGGAGAGCAGTTCCAGCGGGGGCGAAGGCGACGAGAGCGACGAGGCGACTGTCAATTTTGACTGTAGCGCTGGCTCCAAGCACATGACGCAGGCCCTCGCGCAGACCTGCGTCTATGCCGCAAGCGGCGAGACGAAGGACTCCGCGGATGCGGCCGCCGCCGTCCCCATCGGGTGGAACGGAAAGGACGGCAGCGAATCCGAGGCGGCGGGAGTGGACGTGAGCATCGGCGAACTCCGCGAAACCTACACGAAAACCATGAGCCGTTCGAAGGTGACCGGCACGGCGTGGAAGCGGAAAGTCGCCTCCCTCGTCGGGAAGGTGAACAGCGGCGGCTTCAAAGGGTGGTCCGCGGGCGAGTGCCAGTTTCTCGGATGCTCCTACTCCGCGCCGATGTCGGGCGGCAAGAAGGTGAAGGTGAGTTTCCACTTCGCCATACGCCCAAATGAAGGGGGAGCGAAGGTCGCCAGTCACAACGTCGGCAGCGTCAAGGGATTCGAATATCTTTGGGCGCTCACCGACGACAAGGTTCAGGACGGTGAGCGGATACGGCAGGTCAGGAAAATATACAAGGCGGAAGTCTGCGAAACCGACGGCTTCGGCGGTCTGGGGATTTGAGAATGGGGTTCTTTCCACACGTGAACAAGGGCGAGGCGTTTCAGCCGAACTCCGTCCTTGAAAACAACATCCGTGATTGCGTCAATGCCTTCCAAGGATACGGCGGTAGACCGGGTCGGGGTGTGAAGGGAAACTCCATCCGCATCGCGGTCTGGAACGCCGACGAAAAAGAGCTTCCGGCGGGAGCGGCTGTCGCTTTGGAGGCGAATTCCGACGAATACGAAATTGCGGGATCGGCAATCCCCTGCCGCAAGTTCGACGGAGATGACCGGACGTGGGGCGTTCTCGTGGACGCCCTTCAGCCGGGGGCGGTCGGCGACTGCGTCATTGGCGGAGTGGTCTCCGTGTCACTCGCCGGAGACGGCGAACCGGGCGACCGGGTGATGCCAGTGCTTCTCGAAAGCGGCAGGAAACAGAAATTCGCCGCCGTACCGTGCGGAGACGCGCGGCTGATATTCGCCAACGGTGACGATTCCGTGATAATGCTCGACCGGGAGGACGGCTACCACGGATACTTCAAGATCGTGCTGACCAAGACCTCCGGCGAACCGCCGGACGGCGGCAGCTCGTCTTCGGGCAGTTCGGAAAGTTCGTCGTCGAGCGAGTCCAGTTCCTCTTCCGAGAGTTCGAGCAGCTCCGACGACAGCGAATCCGACGACCCCTACAACTGGCCGAGCGGCTCCGGGATACTGGGCATCTCCAACGGACGGCTTTTCATCTACCCCACGGGAAGCTGCAAAAGCGATGACAGCGGCGATGACAGTGGCGATGACAGTTCCGATGACGATTCGGACGATGACAGCAGCTCCGACGAAAGCTCCTCTTCGAGCGAGTCCAGTTCCTCTTCGGAAAGCGACTCGGACGATGACGGCAGTTCCGGACCGGACGGCGGCGACGGCGGGGAGACCGTGCTGGCGGTCATCGACGGAGCGGACCCCGACTCCGGGATATGCGGCTTCATCGACATGGGTACGAAGCACGTCTCCGTGCCGCGATGCGCTTTCCCGGACTGGAAACGGAAACGGACGCTGTACGTCTGGCTTCAGTCGGGCGGGAGCGGCGTCACCGTCGACCTCACCGAGAGCTATCCGACTCCCGCCGACCGGAAACTCCGGCGTCTGCTCGGGCGGCTGGTCTACCGTAACGGAGCGTACTCCGTAGTGCAGGAACAGCACGGTCCCGTGATCGAAAATTACCAGATGATGATCGGAGGGCTGACCAATGGCCGCTGAAGGACGGGTCTGGGTGAAGAACGGTCACGTCATCATGCGCGGCGGGGCTGTGTTCCTCTACCCGACCTGTCCCTGCGACTGCGAGCCGAAGACCATCGCCGGCAAGACGCTCAACAACGAGTCGGAGAATGAGGAAGACCGCAAATGGAATTTGAAGCCGTACAAGCATAACGAGCTGGGGACGCCGAACGCCCAGTGGCGCATCATCGAGACGGGGGAAGACCGCTACACCAAGATCAACAGCTCCGGCTCTTTCGACGAGTGCGGATATCCCACGGGGCTGCCGGACGAGGTGAGTTCGCACTATTCCTACGACTACCACCTCGAACTTCAGCAGGGCTGCGAGGATGAGGACGGAAACATGCAATGGCCGGATTTGCCGGACGAATATTGAG